CTTGTTGGGCCAGTGCCTGGGCCCAACGTGCTATGCTTTCTAGGTCTTTCTTTAGCTCGTCTGGGTTCGCATAGTTACCATTGGCTAGTTCCCAGGCAGAAATCTCGATGTTCGTGAGCTCATCTCGTATGTATTCTTTTGTCATCATAGGTCGATGTCCTTGAACATCTGCACTACTTGCTCGGATATATCGACCCATCCTATCCGTTTCTCGACCCCATAGAACAAGTTCTTAAACCTTCTATCATCCTCCGGATCGGTGTAATAATCTCCCACCACAGCGCATCGATGCCCTGCCCAACGACCTAACATATCGGAGCCGTGCACATCGCCGCCCCCTCGCTTATCGTTTCCCTGGGCAATAACCAAACAATAGAGTGCATCTTGTAAACTCTTATGGTTCCATAGTTGTTCGTAGTGTTTGCCCATACCGCCAATCGCCCAAGGATCAACGTACTCTTTCATCGTTATATTTATTAGTCTGTGATATTGTCCCATCTGGACCTCCTAGTTGAAAGATGCCAAGCGCATCACGAAGGGCCCCACGCGGGGGCCCTTGCTGATGTTCTTATTATCCTGGGTATTCGTCCCGCCATGCTGGATCAGCATCTACAAGCTGACCGTATTGCGTGATCTCTCTAGCATATGTATCGCCAAGCTCGAACCCGCCACCATGCATATGCGGGGATGTTGCCGCAACAAACCATCTAGCATATGGATCGTTTTGTTCTGCGCTAGAATGTTTGTAGGTCTTGAGCACCCGCCACTCCCAGCCCTGGGAGTTCTTGTAAACTGCGTATGGTGTTTCTTTTGTTCTTGCTTTTCCGAATGTTGTTCTTGGCATTATAGCCTCCTATTAGTTGAAATTTATAGTGTCCCGATCATATCAGATTGTGACCGGAACACAAGTTTTTAGTTATGCAAGCTTGTCAAACTCTTCGATCAGCTGATCGTACATCTTAGATGCTTCGTCGCGACGATCTGCCATCAGCATCATCATCATGAACTCGAGCTTAAACTTTAAGCGATTGCCGGTGGATTGCTCCGGCTTTTCGTCTCCGACTTTGCCAACGACGATGGTGTTTCCATCCTTGTCTTTTGTAAATCGATCCTTATCGTCTAATCCGTATGTTTCTTGCATATTCTATTCTCCTAGTTGAATGATGGGAAAGTCCATCTCGATGGCCCCCGTTTGGGGGGCCATGCAGATAAACTCTATATCCAAGTAAACTTATTGACCTTGGACTCTTTGGCATACTGTTGCCAAACTGTGGGTCGGTTCTCTTTCCACCATGTGAGGTTGGGGGCCAGTGTCCGGTATGTAGTGACATAGTGAGCATAACCTTGCTCGATTGCTTCTATGCGTAGCTCATTGCGCTGTTTAGTCAGCTTGGCAATCTTTGCTTCGATCTTTGCTATCTTGTCTTGATATTCCATTTGAATGTTTCCTTAATTGAAATGGTCGCTTGATTGCTTCCATAACTTGTTATGGGGCCTATGATTTAATAAGTCAACAACTAAAACACAATTAATTGCAAGTTATTTAAATTAATTTACCCAATATCTGGGTCGGATCGTGCATATCTGGGCCGGATCGCTTGCCCCCTTGGCATTGGGCGGGGGTAACTGGGTCGGATCGACCTCAATATTGCCCTCTAGGCGAAGGGGGCCCCCCTATATTTGGGGGGTGCATCGCGCTCCACGGCAGCTATTTAGTTGGTGTGGTAAATTTATTCGGGCATAATTTCATTAGCACTTGTACCCAGCACACAAGCACCTTGGGCCGAGAAAAATCATGGGTGTAATTTCATTCGAGAATGTTGTATAGAGGTTCTTGAACCTTGGAGCTTTATTAATGTCTACATTTAGGGAACGTTTAGGTCAGTCGGAAAGCGGCGGTAATTATGGTGCTCGTAATTCTGAAGGTTTCTCTGGTAAATACCAGTTCGGACCGGATCGTTTATCAGATTTCATGTCTTCAACGGGCAAGAAGTTCTCGATGTCCCAGTTCCAGACTAATCCTGCGTTACAAGAGGAAGTTCAAGCTTGGCATGAGGACGATATATTAACGTTTGTTGCTGATCAGGGGCTTGATAAGTTCATTGGTCAACAGGTTGGCGGGGTTGTTTTGTCTCCGGAGTCTATGTTGGCGATGGCACATTTAGGTGGCAAGTCTGGAATGAAGAAGTTCATTGAGACTGACGGGGAATATAACCCGTCTGATTCCAATGGCACACGGTTATCGGACTATGCGACTAGGATTCCTGCGGACAAGGACGGTAATTTGCAGCAGATGGCTCGAGACAGTATGAAGTTGACTCCACAGGTTGCGGAGAAAGATTCTGGATTAATGGCAGCGGCTCGAAAGCTTTTAAGCGGGGGCAACGCTCCTCGGCCCAAGGGTCTTACACCTCCGGGCACGTTTCGGCGTGGCGGGAAGATGAGTCCTTTGAGTAAGGGTATTCCTACAGCTTTACCGAATGCGGACATGATACAGAGATATTCTACACCAGGCGGCATTGGGAGCTTGAAATGAGTTACGATCTTATTGGTAGGGTTATGACTTTGGTTTTAGAAGACACTTATTATGAGGATCGAACGATTGGCGGGGCTCGAAACGCAATACTATCAGCGTTAGACCATGATCGTTGTTTTGTTCATTGGTTAAATGGTGAGGTTGTTGGTTATTGTACTTGGGGGTTCTTCACCCGCGAGGAGATTGACACGGATACATGGGACGGGGACGAGGTTTTTGCTCGCAAGGATGGCATATTGTTCTTTCCGAAGTTCCAATGTAGGGCGGGTCGAAAGCAGGTTATTAGATTTATACGAGACATTCAGACGTTTTTGTGTGATAATTACCCAGAAATCAAAACTGCGGAGGGTTTACGATTGTATCCGGACGGTAGTAAGCGTGACGAGAAATGGCATAGGAAAGCAGCATGAGACATTTATTTGGGCCATTACGGCATCTAAACCCAGTAGTTTTTGACAGTGAAGGTGGCGGCGGCGGTGGCGGCAACAATGATAACAAGTCTTCGAAGAAAAAAGCCACAGGCAATTTAGCCAAAGGCGCTCCTACAAAGCAACTTGGTTCTGTTTCAAAACACGGTACATATGCAGGCGATGGATTCTCATGGGTTTCTCACGGTACAAACGAGAACGGCAGTGAGATGCTTACTCGTACATACACTGGCGCGAACAAAGATGCAGGGTTAGGGCAGGCTGTTTCTGTTGCAGGCAACGATGGCAATAATAATAACAAAGCTAAGATTGCAGAAATCTCTATGAAAGAGGGCAGTCCCTATGCTGCTTCCAAGTCTTCGGCTACTGACGGGGATTTTCTTGAGTTTATCAAATCCGGCTTTAAAAGTTTTGGTGCAAGCGATTCGTATGCAGCACAGGTAGGTAACACCAACTACACTCCCAAACCCAACTATGGTTTCACGGGTGGATCTGACGATTCTGGTTCTTTTAACGATGCGTTTGCAGCGGCCCGAGCGGCGGGTGGAGGCGACAAAACATTTGATTATCGCGGTAAGAGTTACACTACGGACTTGGCTCCCGAAACCAGTCCACGTCCGCAACTTCGTCCAGAACCAACGTTAGATTTCAACGCGAAGCTTGAAGCAGCGGGTATGGCAGACGTTAGCCCGTTAGATTTATTGGCGGCTCCTGCACCTAGTGACATGATTCAGCCTGATGCTGGAGCGGTTCAAGATTATTTTACTACTGGCGCGGGGTCACCGGGCTTTGTATCTCCGGTAGATTACACGAAGACTGCAAGCGGCAGTCCTTTTGCAGCGGCGGCACAGTTAGATTTCGCGGATCGCGGCAATACATTCAGCGATAACGAGCGTGTTACAGACAATATAGGTGGGATAGGCGGTTTACCTGGTTACGAAGACACGGTGATGAACTTCCAGAACCGCGTTTCTACTCCTAGTGAACTTGAGGCTCAGTTGGCTGCGCTTGACGAAGGTGGGGTTCAGACTGCTAAGAACGCTACAAGTTACGCGGACTACACTCAACAAGACTTTTTAAGAGATGCTAACTTACCGAACAGCGGTCCTCCGAGCATGGGGTTCCCTAGTGCGTTACAGACAAAGATTATGGAGAATGACCGTTTACGGGCCGAATCGGAAGCAGAATACGCAGCCAGTGAGGGCACTGGCATTGGCGGTCTTACTACAGCAGGTATAATGCAAGCGGGAGAACTGGTTACCCGTGGTCTTGAAAAAGGTATAGATTATTTTGATCCGGCGGATCAGTATATGTTTGGCGATGCATTAAGTGGCGTTCCACAATTAGATTCTAGCGGGAATGTTATTTCTGAGATTGACCCTGGTTTTGCTAGAGCTTTGGGTGCAGATCCAAATCGGCGGGGCATGGTTGCGGGAACAGACAATCAGGTAGCTAACACTATCGGAGGTTTTGCGGATACAATCCAAGCAAGCAAAGAACAGCGTCTTGAGGATATTAAAGACACCACATTTGGTCAGGCGAAGGACCGAGACATCTTTGGAACTGGGTCCTTTGGTCCCGATCCAATGGCTCTCTTCTCTGAAATCGTGTACGGCGCTCCTACTACAGCGGCTATCGTCGGGACTTCTATGCTTAACCCTCTTGCAGGTGCGGGTCTTGGTGCAACGATGACCACAGGGGAACTTGTCACTGAGATTGAAAACAGGATGGATTCGAGGATCGCTAACGGAGAATTTGGTCCTATTAGCAACGATCAAGCGGCTCAGTTGAAAAATGATTATGTCCAGAAGATCACGCCTTACGCGGCTGGTATGGGTATAGTTGAAGGTTTAACCTTTGGGTTGATGAATAAAATACCGGGCAAAACAAAATATACGGCTCCTTTCTTAGAAGGGTTTGCAAGTGAAGGATTCTTAGAACCCACTCTTGCTGAATCCGTTATACAAAGTGACGGACAAAACATAGATGAAATTTATCCTGTGTTTGATGAGGAAGGTGCAGCCGTAGGTACGGCTCTTGGTGGAGCGGGGGCTGTTATGGCTTCGCCTCCAGGATTTAATCCCAATGCGGTTAAATCTGTTAACACCGATGGCTCAAATAACTCTGGGATTGCATCAGATGGCACGGTTACTGGACCAGATGGCGGACCGATGGTGGACCCGTCTGGAAATACTTTGTACGGTTCAATCTTAAATCCAGATCTAAGTCCTACTGCAGGAAACATAGCGGATTCATCTGTTACTACTTCATATGACAACGTGTTTGACGCCATAGATGGTAAGTCATATGATCTTTCCGGATTTGCTCAAGGACCTATGGTAACGCCTCGAGCGGATAACAACACGCAAGTTACAGATCAAACTACTATGATGGAGGAGGAAGCACGGCTGAAGTCTATGAGTGACGGTTCAGCGTTGCTATCTGAGATGATCTTGAATGATGCTTCTCTCGAACAGTCTGCAACAACAGGTAACGTTGTTGAGTTAGCCTCTAAACTAGAGCTTCCAATGCAAGATGCAGTTGAGGTTGCTACAGAGGTATCTGAAAGAGCAGCCCGTGAAAAAGCGGATATGCTTGGTTTAATAGCTGGGGACGAAGTTTCTAAGTCTGGAAGCATAAACGAGGACACTCTTTCCGAAATCAACTCGATGTTGTCGGAAGAAATGGCAGCGGACGTTATTGAACAAGCCAATGCTGGTGAAAGTCTTAACGGTCAGACGGCCCTCGATCTTTTCCTAGAGAATGACATTAACACTGCCACGGCTAAACGTCAGGAAGCGGAAGCAGCAGCGCGTGAAACAGCAAACGCCAACCTTCTTTCGTCCATGAGTGGCATTGAACTTGCTCCTATGGCCCCCGAGGTAAACACTGGCCCTCCTTCGGTCTTATCAGCGGATCCAGTTAAGACGTTCACAACGGCTAAAGGCTCTACTTATGACGCATTTGGGGACGGCACTACGGTCAGAGATCGAGCGGAGCGCACTAGGTTTGGTCAGCCAGACGGGGAAATTTCAGGTGTACAGCCTCGTAGCCAGCAAACTATCTTTATGAACAATGACGCGGTAATGGAAATTGGTGGTCTTTTTCAAAACACCGAGGTTCCTACCGAACTGGTTGTAGGAGACGGTACAGCTAAGTTAGTTTTGAGAGAAGATGTTGGACCTAGAAAAGCTGGGGATGACTACAGTCAAACGGTTACGTTTAGTACAGAGCCTGAAGTTGGATTTCAGCCTGTTGAAATTTATGATACGACCAACGAAAATGAGCGGAATGTACACTTCGGAAGCAAAATTACCGAAGTATCCACTGTTGGCGCGAACCAAGGACCTCCTTCGGTCTTATCCGAGGTTTCTGATCAGCAGGCTCAAGAAAACTACGCCGCTATACAGGCTCAAGAACAGTCGTATACCCAGACTTTAGCGGAAACTGGGGATGCAATAGCAGCGGAAGCAGCGGGGAACGCAGCATATGAAAACGCTGTGGCTCCAAAACTTAACACTCCTGAGATTGACGGGTCTGTGACTGTAGATAATGTTGTTCCTATCAATGATTCAGTTCTATCAGACTCGGCTGCGTATTTACGCAGCATTATCGGTGACCAAGCAAACCTTTCAGTTGACGGGAAGTCTCAACTTGGTGAAGGCACGGTAGTAGAAAACGATCTACAAACAATCTTTACGGAAGTTGAGGTTCCAGAAAGCACTTCTGTCGATACTCGTCGCCCTGACATGCTCGATGTGCAACCTGCGGCTACAACTGATGTAAACCTAGCAGGCACTGAGGTGGTAATTCCGAACAACACTGAGGTAGCTGACCCAACCGAGGGGATTACGATCAGTATCGAAGATGAGGTTCCGGGAATGAAGACGGTAGAAGAAGTTCCAAGACTTCTAACAGACGAAACTGTCAACAATGTTGCAGCAGAAGTTCCTGTGGAAACTGTTACGAACACCAACAGCCCGTTTGTTCCGTACAACACCGCCTATGTCCCTCCAGAGGATGACAACGATAATCCTGTAACTCCAACGTTTACTGAAACAGATGACGGGGTAACAGTTGGTCTACCTGTAGACACGGGTGGTGGCACTGTAGCTCCTGCTCTTGGCGTAAATGTTGCGGGTAATCCTGTTATGGAATGTCCAGAAGGGTACGAGCTTGTGGATGCACCTAACGGTCCTACTTGTGTTAAGATCGAGGAGTCCTACCGATTACGGGCGGGTGCAGGTACTAGACCATATACAGGACAGACTATACGCCCTGGGGACACGGGCCCCGGACAACGAAGACAACAATATGATAGAAGGACCTATACGGCGGCTACATCTAGATGAACTTACAAGCACTACCAGAAGATGCGTTAAAAGAAATCTTGGCCTTAACCGAGGCCAAGAAACGCATGGATTTGAGGGAAAAGGCTCACGAAAGCTTCATGCCCTTTGTCCATCATGTGTATGATAATTTCATTGAGGGCCGTCATCACCGGATTATTGCCGAAAAACTTGAACGTGTTGCGCGAGGAGAACTCAAGAGATTGATTATCAACATGCCTCCGCGTCATTCGAAGTCTGAGTTTGCATCCTACTTGATGCCTGCTTGGTTTCTAGGTAGAAATCCTAAATTAAAAATCATCCAAGCCACACACAACACTGAGTTGGCGGTGAGATTTGGACGTAAAGTGAGGGATTTAATCGATGACCCAGAGTACAAAACTATTTTTCCGAATACAAACCTTAAAGAAGACAATAAAGGCGCGGGCACTTGGGGCACTGACTTGGGTGCTGAGTACTTTGCGGCGGGTGTTGGCGCTGCCATTACGGGTCGTGGTGCGGATTTACTCGTCATTGATGACCCGCATTCGGAACAAGATGCGTTAAGCTCTACTGCATTCGACCATGCATACGAATGGTACACCTCTGGACCTAGACAACGTCTACAGCCGGGCGGCGCTATCATAATTGTTATGACCCGTTGGGGTAAAAAAGATTTAACAGGCAGATTACTGGCCCAACAGGGCAGCGATATCATGTCGGATCAGTGGGAAGTTGTGGAATTTCCTGCAATTATGCCTAGTGACGAGCCGTTGTGGCCTGAGTTCTGGGCAAAAGACGCTTTGCTGTCGATTAAAGCTTCGTTGCCTGTTGGGAAATGGAACGCTCAGTGGCAGCAGAACCCCACGGGATCTGAATCTGCTATTATTAAGCGAGAGTGGTGGAACCGTTGGGAAGAGGAAAAGATTCCTCGATTGGATTATGTACTGCAGTCTTACGATACAGCGTTCTCCAAAAAAGAATCCGCCGACTATTCTGCAATTACTACTTGGGGTGTGTTCAAACCAGAAGAAGGTGGCCCAGATCACATTATTCTGTTAGACGCACAAAGAGGACGATGGAATTTTCCAGAGTTAAAAGAACAGGCTTTCGAAGAATACGAATACTGGGAGCCGGACATGGTTCTGATCGAGGCTAAAGCTACAGGTACGCCTTTGATTCAAGAGCTAAGACTTAAAGGCATCCCCGCACTGGGTTTCTCCCCAGGTAAAGGGAATGATAAAATTAGCCGGATGCATATGGTAGCTCCTATGTTTGAATCAGGAATGGTATGGGCTCCGGACGATAAGAAATTTGCAGAAGAAGTCATCGAGGAAGTGGTTTCATTTCCTAATGGTGACAATGATGATTTTTGTGATAGTATGACACTAGCACTAATGCGTTTTCGACAAGGCGGGTTTATTTCGTTAGACGGAGAAGACGATGGGGATGACTTCGTCCCTCGTAAACGGGAGTATTACTAATGGCCTTGCCACCACGCCCAATGGGCCCAGTTGATTCTGGAATTAGAATGGAAGATATGTTGCCTACACAAGCATCTGTTGATGTAGATGTAATGCAGCCAGAAGAATTTGAAGGCGGGGCCGAAGTTCTCGATGACGGTCAGGGTGGAGCTATTATCCAATCCTTGATGGAATCGATGGAAGGTGTTGAAGTTGACATCCCCTTAGAACATGACGCGAATTTAGCAGAAGAACTTGACGAAGGTTATCTAGGAGAACTATCGTCGGATCTTCGCGCCTCATACGAGGATGACTTGGAGTCTAGGTCTGAGTGGGAAGAAGCTTACACTAAAGGGTTGGATCAGCTTGGTATTAAGCAGATCGAGCGCACACAGCCGTTTCAAGGGGCCTCTGGAGTCACTCACCCGCTTATAGCGGAGAGTGTGACCCAATTCCAAGCACAAGCCTACAAGGAGCTCCTACCGTCTGGTGGCCCAGTTAAAACTCAAGTCTTAGGTCTACAAGATCAGGCTCGAGAAGATCAGGCTACTCGAGTTAAGAATTATATGAACTACCAGATCATGGAAGTCATGGAAGAATTTGACCCTGATATGGATCAACTTCTATTTTATTTACCGCTTTCGGGTTCATGTTTCAAAAAAGTTTACTACGATGAGGCTAAACAACGGGCTGTTTCTCAGTTTATTCCCGCACAAGATCTAGTTGTTCCCTATGCAGCATCGGACTTAGCTACCGCTTCTAGGGTTACCCACGTTCTTAAAATGGACGCCAACGCAATTCGCAAGATGCAGATCGCAGGAATGTACCGTGACGTAGAGTTAAGTACATTTGAGGGTGATGATGATGAGGTCCGTCAAAAAGTTGACGAGATCCAAGGCACGTCCAAGACATATATGGACGATGTCTACACTATTTTAGAAATGCATGTCGATTTAGACATTGAAGGTTTCGAGGACATGGCTCCAGACGGAGAGCCTACTGGAATTGCTCTTCCGTATATTGTTTCTGTCGATGAAGGTTCGGGACATATCCTGTCTATTCGCAGAAACTTCCAAGAGGATACTCCTCTAGCGAAGAAGCAACAGTATTTTGTTCACTATAAGTTTATGCCTGGATTAGGGTTCTACGGCTTTGGTTTGATCCACATGATTGGTGGTTTAGGTCGCGCAGCTACAAGCATTCTTCGCCAGTTGATCGACGCCGGAACCTTGGCAAACCTCCCTGCTGGGTTCAAGGCTCGGGGTGTAAGGGTTCGCAATGACGATGAGCCCTTACAACCCGGAGAATGGCGAGATATTGACGCTCCCGGTGGCAACATCAGAGACGCTATTATCCCGCTTCCGTACAAGGAACCCTCCGGAACCTTGCAAAACCTACTTGGGATGCTCATAGAAGGCGGTAGACGCTTTGTTCAGCTTGCTGACCAGCAAACAGGTGATACCAACGCTAACGCCCCTGTAGGGACCACTGTGGCTCTCCTAGAGCGCGGCATGAAAGTTATGTCTGCAATTCACAAGCGGTTGCATTACGCTCAGAAGCAAGAGTTCCGAGTGTTAGCTAGAATCTTTAGGGACAACCTGCCTCAAGAATATCCATACGATGTTCAAGGCGGTGATCGTATGATCATGGCTGCAGACTTTGATAATCGAATTGACGTGGTTCCTGTAAGTGATCCGAATATCTTCTCTATGGCACAACGTGTGACTTTAGCTCAAACGCAACTACAGTTGGCGCAATCAAACCCAG